GAGTTGGGAAAAGGATGGGGCGGGAGATTCAATCTCCTGTTCCGTCGATTGCAGCTAAGCGGTAGGGCAGGGAACACCCTGCCCTACCGCTTTTTTATTTTCAGAAAGGAGGTGTAATGTGCCCGAAATTTTAAGATCACGGAAAGACGCCGAGGATCTTTTCGAAACCCTTCGTAGGCACAAAGCAGTGCTGGGATATGTTCCCAGCACCGTTCTCGAGGACGTCTCCAGGCAGGTGCGGAAAGGCCGGGAAGCAGCACGTATACGTTTCTTTCAGCTTCTCGGGGAAGATCCTGAGCTCACGAAGGCCTTCTGGGAGGCCTGGGAGACTCAAGGGGATGTTTAAGAAAACTCAGGGAAACTCAATTGTGGCCTGTAGCCACAAAGGAGGCGAGGAGTATGAGAAAAAGGCCGTGGTGGAAAGTGGTTTTGTTTCCGGTAGTCTATCCACCAGTGATGGCGCTTTACTACGCCATCGCCCTGGTGGATAGACTCGTGCGCTTGCGGAGACAAAAGAGAGAATGCTATATCCACACAATTCGGCGAAGGGAGGAAGAGAGGGGGGAAGAGAGATGAGAAGACGCATAAGCGAAAAAGAGTTCCTTTTTGGTTTCGAGACGTTCTTTGCGTGTGATTATCCCCCACAATACCCTGGGGAACCACGGATTGTGGAGAGCATAGGGGTTCGCGACGACAAGGTTTACCTCCTCGAGGAGGAGGAGAGTGGCCCAGCTGGGAACAAGGTTCGAAAATATTATGCTGAAGAGATTACACCTTCGTGTGCCTGCGCTTTCCTCTCGTTTAGCCCGCGAAAGGGGGAATTCCATGAGCGTCTCGCAGAAATCACACAAAGAAATTTTACGCATGCTTGATTGCCGTGCTCGTGAAAAAGCACAAAAAGAATTTGTAGAAATGCTAAAACGCTTTGTGCAAGAAGCAAAAGAAAAAGAGGAGCGGGGCAAAAGACGGTTCCCGTTCTTCTGGCGGTAGAAAACTCCCCTCCTTCACCCGGGGTGGGCCGGTGGGAGCCTCACCCCGGGTGAGAGGGAAAAAGGAGGATAGCTATGAACGGAATTGTGAAGTACGAAACCGACCGGGGAGAGGTGCAACTCTCTCCGGAAATCATCAAGAAATACCTGGTGTCGGGGGATGGGAGCAAGGTAACCAACGAAGAAATCGTATTATTCATCAATCTATGTCGATACCAGCGTCTAAACCCATTTTTGAGGGAAGCATATCTCATCAAATATAGCGAAAAGTATCCCGCCACCATCGTAGTCGGGAAAGACGTCTTTGTAAGAAGGGCGGCTGCCAACCCCAACTGCGCGGGTTGGCAGGCCGGAGTAATCGTGCAGGACGGAGAAACATTGGTAGAAAGAGAAGGTTCCCTGGTATTAGATAGCGAGAACCTGGTCGGGGGGTGGGCGAAGGTATATCGCAAAGACTGGCAGGAGCCCTTGAAGATTTCCGTCAGTCTGCAGGAGTACACTAGGGAAAATAAGGAAGGGGTGCCACAGAGGGCGTGGGCAACTATGAAAGCGACGATGATTCGCAAGGTTGCTCTCTCGCAAGCTCTTCGAGAAGCATTCCCCGAAGACTTCCAGGGACTCTACTCAGCAGAAGAAATGGGAATCAATGCTGAGGAACTGAGCCCCCATGTGGGGGGCGTGGTGGAGAACCCTGAGACCAAGGTAGAGAACTCTGAGACCAAGGCGAAGAACGAAACTGGAAAAGATGTTTGGTCGTGGTTCTGGACTTCGGTGAAAGCCATGGGCTTCTCCACCAAGGAGGCCCACGAGATCGCCGGTGTAACCAGTTTTTCTGGGTTCACCCGTGAACAGCTCTCTGAAGTGTTGCATAAGCTTCAGGAGCGGAAGAATCCTACCTCCCCGTCTTGAAGAGAAGGAGGTGAACCTTAGTGCAGATCGATTTTCCTGTATCGGAGACCTGGGCGCAATTCTATGAAGAACAGGGGTTTGAAGTCCCAGAGGAAAAAATTGTGAACGTGCGTAGAGAAGAAAGGCTGAGATATAGACCAGACCCAGACGCAATCAAAGAGCGCATTACACGAGAGCGCGAAACGCAGGACACAATTATTTCACTACAGAAGCAGACAAACCGCTTGCTGTATCTCATTTCCAAAAGAATGCAGGAGAAACCTGGTCCTACTGGTCCTGCACATCCAAGCAAAAAGAAGGAGAGCAAAAAGAAGGAGGTAACAGCAATCTCGTGGAAATCGAGCGAATCCCCAGCGGATATCTTGTCCGGCACAGAGATATCATTCTGAAGTTCAAAAACCTATACCAAGAGAAAACGGCGGTGTACGCAATTGTGCATGTGTACAGGACACTTCCCCAAAGACGCAACCTCCTCATTACAAACCTGAACCTGATGGCGACTCGTAGCGTAAGCGAAGTGGGTAGAATACTCGAGAAACAGGACGAAGAACCCTGGTCAACACTATTTCCAAATCTGGTAGCCGAAATCATGACAGACTTCATCACCCCTCCCGAGCCGGCGCAACTACAACCAGCCGAAAATGTCTCCCCAGAGTGGCTGGTAGAACACTTGATACTCAAAGACGCTCCAACCATCCTTTTCGCACCTGGTGGATCCGGGAAAAGCTTTCTCTCGCTGTTCATAGCGCTCTGCGTGCAGAACTCCATCGACTTTTTCGGAAACACAGAACAGGCGAAGGTGCTCTACCTTGACTGGGAAGTTGATAAAGCCGAAGCAGAAAGAAGGCTCGGAATGATCGCACGTGGACTCTCTGACATCTACGAAGTGACGAAATATCCGTCGTATCTACGCATGCACATACCTTTATCAGACGCAATCGACTCTTTGCTTGAAACCACAACGGAAAAGGGGTACCGAATGCTCATCATCGATTCGGCAGCATGCGCGGTGGGAGGAGATATGAACGACTCATCTGTAGTCACGAAGTTCTTCTCTGCAATCCGCAGGGTTAACGCTTGTGGAATTACAACGCTCATTATCTCGCATGTCTCGAAAGCGGACAAAGCAACGGAAGGAAGGAGGTCCCCTGTTGGGTCGGTGCATTTCGAAAACTTTCCCCGATTGGCCTGGGAGCTCCGTTCAGATTACGACGCTGATAAGTACGAATATGTAATGGGGTTGTTCTGCAGAAAGAGCAACGTTGGCAACCTCAAGCCCATTGGGCTACGCATGTCCTTTCGCAACAATGCTGTAGAAATATCTCCAACCGGCGCCGAACCACTTGAGGCAATGGGTGAGAAAGAAACAACAACAAAAGCAATCGTAGCGGCGCTCGCAGAGAAACCCATGACGCCACGAGAACTCGCAAAAGAGCTGGATATCAAACCCACCGTGGTTTACTCCTTACTTTCCCGACTCAGAGCCTCTGGAAAAGTAACGCAAACGGGCTACGGCAAGTGGAAGGCCGTCCGACATGATTACGAACATGATAAGGTTCCCTTCTAAGTCTAAACACTTATTTATACTCTATACTCCAAACTCTAAACATATATATAAAGAATATATATGTTTAGAGTTTGGATGGAGTATAGAGTATAAACTGTTTGGAGTGTTTGGACTTTCGAAAAACTCAGCTGGCAAGCGTCTTCTGCCACCCTGTTTGGACTGTTTTGGTATTGTTTGGAGTGGTGTTTGGACCACACAAAAAAAAGGTGTTTGGACTGGTGTTTGGACTGTTTAGGTTGGAGGTGATCCTTTGGATAATGCAACGGTTACCCGTGGTTTTTGGTTTTGGGGACTCGCAAAACTTCTGCAGACTCCAACTCTCAGGATTTCTAAAAAATCCGGGAAATCTTGGGTGCAATTTCGAGCTATCTTCGAAGATAACAGCTCAACTTTCGCGCCTAACTTTTTGGTTGCTTGGGACAGCGATGCAGAATACATCGCAACCTTGCATGAGGGTGATCTGGTATTTCTTGAAGGAAAACCATCTTGGGAAAAACGGGAAGATCGGTCCGGCAATGAACGCTGGTATTTGATAATCAAGGTGATGAAGGTGAAGCGTGAAGGGCGGTTGACTGGCGCAGATGATGCAACTCCTGATGAAATTGATACTTCTCCGTTCTGAAGGGGGGTGATTTTGTGGGTCGGATCGTTCTGACAAATGCTTTTTCATTGCAGATGTTGCCGAGGTGCTCTCACGAGCTCGATTTTTCGCCGATCGACCTCGACATGGTGAGGGATCTCGTTTCCTGTAATGAATACTACAGTGTGGTGGGTCACGAAGCTACCGCTCGGCTTCTCTCTGAGCTTCTGGGTGTCACGGTCGCTTATAACCGCGAGCGCTATATTCTTTCTCCCGAAGACTGTGTGGTGTGCGCGGTTCTCCGGGACCGGATACCGGAAGGGAAGGTGCTGAGTAAGGAGGAGATTCAGGCGGTTGGGATTGACTGGTGGATGGTGAGTTTTGCGTAGGAGAACGCCTGAGAAAATCGAAGGGGGGGCTTTTGCAATGCGTTTCAAGGTTAATCTCGATGGGGGTTTCGGTGAAGCGGTGAGCGTTTCCGCTTCTCTCGTGAAAAGCAGTTCTATTGCGCCAGATGCTGTATTTTTGAGCGCAGAGAATGATAAGGTAAAAGTCGAAGGCTTTAACTATGAGATGCAAGTCTGGTTTGAGTTTGATGCAGGTGTGACTCAACCAGGGGGTGCCACGCTGAGCGCAAGCATGTTCGGCCGGATTTTGCAGTCTATGCGGGGAGAGGTGAACATTGAGGTTGATAACGATAGGGCGATTGTTTTTGCAGGGAAAACACGCTTCGACGTTGTGACGCTCAAAAATGGAGAAAAACCAGAGCTGAGTAAACATGATGAAGATTGTGTCCTCGCATCTGTTTGTACGAAGGAGCTTGTTGGTGCGTTGCAGAAGGTAATTTTCGTTCCCGTCACAAAGTATACAACGCGATATGCTGGTGTGCTCTTCGAGGCTCAAGTTGGTAAGCTCAACCTTGTGGCTACAGACGGATACCGCCTGGGGATTACATCTATTCCTTGCTCGACTTTGGAGCAACAATCGAAGGGGTTGATTCCCATAACTTCCTGCCGCTTCATCATGCGCATCCTGAGCCACACCGGGAACAATGATAGCGTCTCTCTGTGTATCACTCCGAAACTGCTCGCCGTGCTCGGAGAAGATTTTGGAGTATACGCTATTTCGCTTCTCGATGATTATCCGGCGTATCAAGATATTATTCCTTCTTCACACCTCACGGCAATCTCGGTTTCAAGGCACTGGATTTCCGAAGTGCTCCGCCGCGTGAGCATTGTCAACGATGTGGTCGAAATGGAGGTCACAGGTGAGGCGTTGCGCTTTGTGTCTCAGGGAAACGACGGTATCGCAGAAGATGAAGTTACTTGTTATGTTCAAGGGAGAACGCAGAAAATTGTTTTCTCAGCGCAAAAACTCATCGATGCTCTTCGGGTGATGGATGCGGAAATGGTCAAGATGTATATCACCTCAGCGCTTGAGCCGATTGTGGTTGAGGACGAAGGATATAAATACGTGTTCATGCCAATTAGGCTATGAAGAGAAAAGGGTGGGTGGTGTTGTGTATGGGTTGTGATAGCTTTCTTCTTGAATGTGAACGGTGTGGAAAACTGGTACCGTACGAGGATATGGAGTGCCTTTGTGAGTCGTATCTCTGCAAAAACTGCTATGAATTTGTAATACACCGAGTGGATGGCGTTATACTTGAAGAAGATGATGGCTATCCAGATTGAGTGTGTTGGGGGGTGCATACCATGAGGGGCGAAAACGAAGTTATTGAATACCATGATGGAGCGGAGCGCGAGAGTTTGGATGGAAAGGGACGGCTTGACCTTATACCATTTGCCCTCGTTTGTCTGGCCAAGCTGTACGAGGAGGGAGCGAAGAATTACGCTCTTCGGGACTGGGGGAAGGACATTCCCTCCTCCCACTGCGTCAATTCGTGCATACGACACATCATGAAATACATCAGGAGGATGAGGGACGACCGTGATGACCAGGTGCAAATTTATGTTTCCGGTGCCTTGACGGGTCGCAAGGTGGTTGAGGTGAAACGTGAGAGAACTTGGGTAAAAATGTTGCTTACCCAAGCTGGATTCCAACCGGTGGACCCCTTCCTACGTCACTTCCCAGACGGCATTCCCACCACGCTTCTCGATTGCTCTGTTGACGGTGAATTCGTAAAACGCTTGGGTCTCTCTGAGAAACAGATTGTCGAACAAGACAAGAAACTTTTGCAGGATTGCGATGCCGTGCTCATCATCACTGGGGATACGATTACCTCGGGAACATGGTTAGAGTTCGGCTACGCTCGATACCGTCTCGGTATTCCCGTTGTAGTGGTAAGCCAGAGTCCTTCCACATGGACAACCGCCGAGGCAACCCACGTGGCTGGTAATGTTGATGAGGCCATCTCTTGGTTGCGTGAGTTTTTCGGAAGGCGATAGATATGTCTCGAAGCGAGGTCCAGAGAGGGAAAAACTTCGAATATCGGGTTGTGAATCTAGCCAGGAACCTTGGGCTACCATCACGGCGCATTCTGCTCTCTGGAGCTACTCCAGAGAAGGGTGACGTAGAGATTGCAGGGCTCCGTTTCGAATGCAAATATCGCAAGCTTGGTCTAGCAACCGTGCACGAATGGGTTAACAAGGCTGTTTCCCAAGGTCTTTCCGGGGTGATTCTTGGCGGACACCGTTCTGAGCCCTTGGTGATTTTGACCTTTACTGATTTTTGTAGAATGATGCAATGCATCCATGAAGGGGAAAGGGGAGAAGAAGGGCATGAAGTATCCTCGTAGTTGTTGGGACTGTATGTTTTGGGATGATGTGAATTATTCCTGTGCCCAGAAGATTCATCCGAAGGATTGTGAGTTTGTGGATGAGTGGTATGATGAGCCCGAAGAAGAACCGGAGGAAGAATGTGAAGAAGAAGCTAAGGGAAGCGGAATCATAGCAACGACCAACGGCACAGACATTCGTTTCATTGTGGACTCGTACTTACAAATTCAGAAGCTCCGGGTCGCTATCGGAAACCGAATTGCCGCTGTGCGCAGGGGAAAAGATGAGGAAACACTGGCTTTTCTGATGCTGCAGGAGTGGCACAAAACATTATTGCAGATGGAGCTCAATTGCGTGGAGCGTGCTCGTGTGTATCTGCACTATCATCCGGTGTGGCCGTGGCTCAAGAACATCAAAGGGGTAGGACCGATGCTGGGGGCGCGGATTTTGAGCGTGATTGATATCGAAAAGGCGGATACGATATCTGCTCTGTGGCGCTTTGCTGGCCTGGGAGTGGTAGACGGTAAGGCCGAGAGGGTGACGAAGGGGGAGAAGCGACACTACTGCTCGAGGCTAAAGTCCAGCATGTATCTTCTGGCCGTATCGTTTCTGCGCACCAAAGGCAAATTCTCCGAAATATATTACCGGGAAAAGGAACGGCAGGAAAAGCTTCATCCAGAATTGCGCCCCATCGTGGTTCATTATCGTGCTTTGCGGAAAATGGAAAAGATGTTTCTGGCATGCCTGTGGCGGGTGTGGCGAGAAGCCTTGGGGCTGCCTATTCGGAAGCCCTACGTAGCCGAATATCTGAACCACACACATATTTACGACCCTTCTTATTTCGAAGAAGGAAAGAAAGGGGAAAGATGAATCAAAGAGCGAGCCGTGGTGATGGAGGCAACCAGTAAAAAAAGAGCGAGCTGATGAGAGTGGAGAAAACCAAGTTGCTGGAGCGAGCCGCTGCTCATGAGGAAACCAGTGTCGATGGGCGAGCCATTCATGGTGAGAAAACTAGCAAGGATGAGCGAGTGAGTCGTTATCCCAGAGTATACCGACTCACAACAGCGAGCCTGGGTTATGAAAAAACCGAGCGGTGAAGGTTGGGGTGAACACAATGAACGTTGCGGTCGTGGTGGGAAAAATTGGCAAGAAACCTATATTGCGGTATGCCAAGAGTTCTCTGGCATACAGCGTGTGTCACCTTGTAACTTACGAGAGCACGGGCAAAGTATATATGAATGTGGTCGCATTTGGTCCGGAAGCCGAAAAACTGAGCGCCGCACAGACGGGCGACCTCGTGCTTATTCATGGACGCATTTCAGTGTATGTGAAAAAAAGTAGCCGGGAAACGCAATGGCGCCTTCTGGCGAATAGGGTGAGAAACCTGAGTGCCGAGACGAGGAAAGTCGCAGAGGAATCTATTACCGTAGAGAAAGAAAGGGCCGCAATCGATGAGGGTGATTTTGCGGCCTTAGAAGATTCCCCCATCGTGATTACGCCCGATGAGATATTTGCCAGTGGAGAAGAGAGCTCTTTTGAGCCATGAGAGACGTTAACAAGGTTTGGTTGCGTGGAGCAATCCTACGGGAGCCCGTTTTTCGCAAACTCGAAGATACCCCCTACTGTAATATCCGCATGCAAGTGGTAACGGTCATGCGCACCAAAAAAAAGGCTGGCGCAAGAAGCCCGAAATCTTTGATGTGGTCGTGTGGGACACGATGGTTGAGGGATGCAAGGAGTTGCGTCGGGGGGACGAAATTGCTGTTGAGGGCTAATTGGTCACGTATACTCGTCAGGAAGGAGCTTACTTTGCAGCAATATACGCAGAAAGAATCATTGCCTTGCGAACATTTTCGGGCATCATACAAGAAGCTGATGAGCACATCACAGGGGGGAAAATACCTTCCTTTGAAGAGGCATTGGATGAACTGGATTTCTTAGGTGAGCTTGGAGGAGGTGAAAAAACTGATTGAAAGCTATACCGTGCCGTTCGTGAGGGATTTCCTGCGGTCTGCTTATGTGCGCTTTCTCTTCCCCCATGTGCCACCTCCTTCCCACTTGCCGGCACTTTGTTATTTGAAATGCGCTCACTGTGGACGAGTCCGACCTGCCCATTACTATCTCGCTGAGGTAGGACCCTTGTGTTTTTCGTGTTACTGTGTGTTCTTCCGCCGTCAGGCTGTGCAAATGCCTCCCCAGAGGGACACGTTCTACGTTGACGATGATGCCTTTTACCACTATCTCGACATCTCTCGTGCTCTTGACGTGGTTATCCGCAACGACATTGACAGGATGATTGTCAATATGTATATCCTTGGTGATGACGTTGCGTGCATCGCCGAGCAGTTTTCGATGAGCCGACATGAGGTGTATAGACGACTCAAAAAAATTTGCAAAAAAATTGTGAAGTTTCTGGAAAAATAGTCTACACAATTGACCTTCGCTGACAATATATATTATAGAGGGGTGATGCACGATGTACAATGGTCGGCGAAGCATTAACGCGAGTCCTTCTTGCTCACTGAGTTACATTATTCACGCTGTCGCCGCCGAGCACCCCCATTGGAGTGAGGAACAAATTCGCACCGAAGCTAGGCGCCTCTACTGGGAAATTTTGGCGATGGACAAGAGGTGGGAGCGCTCGCAAAGACGCTTTTACACCCATGTTGTGCTGACGGGAGACGCCGATTCGCTCACATGAAGCGGAAAGAAACAATGTATAGGTGGTGACACAATTTGAACACGGGGCGTAAAACCCTTCTGACACCTCAGATGATTGAAAAAGCCCGAGAGATGCGGGCAAAGGGTCTCTCTGATCAGGCTATCTACACCACATTGGGCATCTGTAAGGATACGTTTTATAAATGGATCAAGAAAGGGGAGGCCGGTAGAAAGCCCTATGTCGACTTTGCTGACGCGTTAAAAAGGGGCGAAGCCAGGCTTGAGGAGGACTGTGTCAACGGCATTCTTGAACAAGGGCGCAAGGGAAACTGGCAGGCCCTAGCCTGGATTTTAGAGCGCCTGTTCCCCGAGAGATACGCTAAGAAGGATACTTATTCGGTTGATCAGAAGGAGCCTTTCCGGGTTGTCGTCGAGTACGTCTCCACAGTCTCCACAAAGGATAGCTCGCATTCAAATCATTGAGACCTTCGGCCACTTTCTTTCTCAGAGTGTTGATAAAAAGCTCTTAGTGCTCTACGGAGGGGCCGGGTCGGGGAAGTCCCATGCCGTTGCCCAGTGGCTCATCCTCAAAGCCCTCCAGGAGCGCAACAAACACTTCCTGATTGTGCGAAAAACCCTGCCTTCGTTGCGCCTGTCGTGTTGGCTCCTTGTCGAGTCACTCCTCCGGGAGTACGCTCTCCCTTTTGAGGCTAATAAGAGCGAATTCACGATTGCGTTTCGTGGTAATACCTTTTTCTTTAAACCCCTGGACGATCCGGAAAAAATCAAATCGGTTAACGTCAACTACATCTGGGCCGAGGAAGCAACCGAGCTCAGTTATGAGGACTTCCTCCAGCTCAAGCTCCGCCTCCGGAGAAAGAATGAGTTCCGTAACCAGATATACCTCACTTTCAACCCCGTGGATGCAAATCATTGGCTGAAGACGAAGCTTGTTGATGCACCCTCTCCCGAAATGGCGGCGCTGGTGACGACGTACCGGAACAACCCCTTTCTCCCTGAGGATTACGTCCGTGATCTGGAGCGACTTTCCGAGCAGGATGAGAACTATTACCGCATTTATGCCCTGGGGGAGTGGGGCGTCCTGCAGAACCTCATCTATACGAACTGGGATATTGCCGAGGCTCTTCCGGAGATGTATGACCTTCAGGTTTTCGGTCTCGACTTCGGGTACAACAATCCTACAGCTCTCATCGAAGTGCGGATGAGGGAAAATGAGGCTTGGATTCATGAGGTGCTCTACCGCTCACACATGACGAATCAGGACCTTGTGGGCTTCATGAGGGATGTTGTGTCCCGCAGCGCACAGATTTTCGCTGATTCTTCTGAGCCCCAACGGATCGAAGAGATTTACCGGGCGGGCTTCGATGTCCACCCGGCGAACAAAGATGTACGGGCTGGCATCGACAAAGTCAAGCGCTATCGGCTGCACATCACCGCTGATTCTGTGAATCTCTTAAAGGAGATTCGTTCCTACGGCTGGCGGCAGGACAAAGAGGGAAAGATTTTGGAGGAGCCTGTGAAGTTCAACGACCACGCCATGGATGCGCTGAGGTACGCACTGGCTAGTCTGAAGCACCCAGGCGCAGGTGTTGGTATCCGTTCGGTGCTCTAACAGGAGGGACCTCTGTTGTTGAATCCTTTTCGTTTTCTTTTTAGGCGCAAGGAAGAAAAGCAAAGTAGAGCCTTCAACGCTGTTCTATCTACCACTCTTGGACAACCGGTGTGGTCGTCCAGAGACTACACTTCCTTCATACGGGAAGGGTACAAGAAGAACGTCTACGTTTGTACTTGCGTACGCCTTGTTAGTATGTCCTGCGCCGGGATACCCTGGCTCGTTTATCAAACACAAAAGGGCAGGTTGGAAGAACTATCAAAAGACCACCCCCTGAGTGCCCTTTTTACGTGCCCCAATCCAAATCAGGGTTGGGGAAGGTTCCTTGAGGAAGTCGTTGGCTACCTTCTTCTTTCTGGCAACGCTTATATTGAGATGGTCGGGCCAGAAGGTAAGCCTCCGAGAGAGCTCTACGTCCTCCGCCCCGACAGGGTGAAAATCGTGCCCGGGAATACCATCCAGCCTGTGGCGGGCTATGTCTACTCCGTTGGCGGGAAAGAAGTTCGCTTTAAAGCAGAGGACGTCTTGCACTTGAAATTTTTTAACCCGCTCGACGATTTCTACGGCATGTCACCGGTTGAAGCGGTGACCTACTCGATAGACCAGAACAACGAAAGCAGGGCTTGGAACGTTGCTCTTCTGCAAAATTCTGCTCGCCCTCCCGGGGCCTTTATTATTCCTCCTCAAGAACGCCTTTCTGATGAGGAATTTGAGCGCCTGCGTCGTCAAGTCCGGGAAATCTATCTGGGGGCCCAAAACGCTGGGAAACCGTTCCTTTTGGAGGGAGGACTGGACTGGAAGCCAATGGGTTACTCCCCAACTGACATGGACTGGCTGGAGGGCATTAAGCTTTCGGCGAGGGAAATAGCTCTTGCCTTCGGCGTTCCCCCGCAGCTCATCGGCGACCGGGAAAGCTCCACTTATGCAAACTACCAAGAAGCCCGCAAGGCCTTCTACACCGAGACCGTTTTACCTCTTATGGACTGGTTGAAGCATGAGTTTAATTCCAAACTTGTGCTTAAGTTCGGCGGAGGCCTGTTTGTTGACTACGACCGAGATGAAATTGAAGCGCTGCAGGAAGACCGTGCGGCCATATGGGATAGGGCCATCAGGGCCGTGGAGCGGGGCGTCCTTACTCCGAACGAGGCCAGAGAGCTTCTTGGTTATGACCCTGTGCCCGGCGGCGACTCGCTCTTTATGCCAGCGAATATGATGCCCTATTCCACCCTTGAGGAGCAGGAATGAGGCTGGCGCTTTTTGCTCGTCAGTACGCTGATGAGCTACTCCGGTTTGCATCGAAATACGAATCACGCATTGCTTCCTACTTGTATCATCTCTGGCCAGTGCAGGTGGAACGCCTGCAACAGGCAGAAATCGTATATGCTGTTGCAAACAAAGAGGTCCCTCTGGAGTGGACTTTTGCTTGGCAGGAAGACTATTCGAGTTTTGTGCATGAAAAACTTGATCCAGCATGGCGAGAGGCAATAGTAGAGGCTGGAGGGCTCGTTTCTGATGTTATCTCAAAGAAGGTTACCCCATTTGAGTTCACCCCTACCCGTCTGCAAGTCATGCGGTGGATTGAGAATAGAGGTGGTGAACTCATCAAGGAACTCACGGATACACAGCTGCATGCTGTTCGGGATATTTTGCGCCACTATACCCTTGAGAACCCGGTTGACCCCCACATACTTGGGAGGATGATACGTTCGGTGGTCGGGCTAACTCCTCGAGAAGCTCTGTCAGTAGCGAAGCTCAGGGACGCCCTTGTTGCCGAGGGAATTTCTGCTCACAAGATAGAGAAGCAAGTGGGTAGATACGTGAAGCAACTTCATAGCAAACGAGGAATTCGTATAGCCCGGACCGAACTGAGTTATGCCTGGAATCGTGGCGAATACGAAGCGGTAACAGAGGCCCAGGAAAAGGGCATTCTGCGTGGCCGTTTGCTTAAGGAGTGGATTACAGCACACGACGAGCTTGTTTGCCCGACCTGCGGCGGGATGGACGGCGAGGTTGTGGAGAAGGACCAGGTGTTTTCATGCGGGGTGCTTGTTCCCCCCGCGCACGTGAATTGCCGATGTGCTCATGGCTATATTGTGGAGGGATGAGAATGAAAGAATTCAGGGCTTATCCGTTCGAGATTAAAGCAGTCGGTGAAGAAGGGCTTGTTGAGGGTTATGCTTCTGTTTTCGGTGTCGTCGACTATGATAATGACGTGATCGAGCGAGGGGCCTTTATGAAGACCATCCAAGAGCGGAAGAACATTCCCGTCTTGTGGCAGCACAATCCCCAGGAGCCCATTGGTGTTACTGTTCAGGCCCATGAGGACGCAAGGGGCCTGCATGTTGTGGGGCAGCTGAACCTCGAGACGCAGCGTGGGTGTGAAGCGTTCTCTCTCCTCAAGCAGGGCGCACTACAGGGGTTGTCCATTGGGTTCGACGTGGTGAAGCAAATCTGGGAAGGGAGCGTGCGGCGCATTAAAGAAATTCGCCTCTGGGAGTGGTCACTTGTGACTTTCCCCGCAAACCCCCTTGCTACTGTGACGGCGGTCAAGGGTGTGGTGCCCTACCAGGATCTTACCCTTGCGGATAGGGACCGTGCCTGGGATGCCGATGCAGCAAGAGCCAGGGTGGCCCGGTGGGCTGGAGGCCCCGACAAGGACAATATTGATTGGGAGAAGTACCGCAAGGCATTTCTTTGGTATGACGACGACAACCCGGAGAACTATGGCTCCTACAAGCTCCCCCTTGCTGATGTGATTGACGGAAAACTTTACGCTATCCCTCGAGCTATCTTTGCTGCTGCGGCTGCAATTCAGGGGGCAAGGGGTGGAGTTAATATTCCTGAAGACGATATCCAGGCAATCAAACGACACCTAGAACGCTACTATGCGAGGCTTGATATGACTCCTCCCTGGAAACAAGAAGAAGCTTTGTCGGTGGCTCTGCTTGACGTAAAGAGTATTGCTCAGGAAATCCTTGAGCAGAAGTATGGCCGGACAGTCTCGGCGGCCAACCGTGCCAAAATTGAGCAGGCCATCGAGATCCTTCAGTCACTCATTGCCGAGGAGCCGCGGGACAGCACTCCTGAGGGTAATGAGCCGCTCGAGAAGGCACTCGATGAAGCCCTGCGCAACCTAAAACTCCTCTGCGGGGTGATATGAAATGGAAGAGAAAGTGATGGAACTTATGAAACTCACTCAGGTTCTGCGGGAGAAGTTTGAGCAGACCGAGAAGGGCTTTGTAACCAAAGCTGAATTCCTTGAGTTCCAGGAAAAGCTGGACAAGGACTTTGATATCATCAGGACTGCACTGCAGCGGCCTGCGTTCTCCGCAGAGCATGCGGCTTCGGACGAGAAAAAGGCGGTGTTCTTCAAGTGGATGCGTGGCGACGTCTTGACGAAGGAAGAGAAGGCGCTCGTATCCGATGCTACCGGCCAGATTCTTATCCCCGAAGCGCTTGAGGCCGAAATTTATCGCTCTTTACCGAAGGTTACCGTTGTTCGTGGCCTTGCTACCGTGCGGCAGATTAACACCGACCGCATCAGGAAACGGAGCCTGACCGAGGTGCAGGTGGGATGGGGCAAGTTGGAAACCGGGACCACGATCACCGAAAGCACTCTTGTGCCTTCTGAGGATCACCAGTATGTTGAAGACCTCTATGGTTTGGCCAAGATCGGTGAAGACGAGCTAGCGGATACTGACGTGGCTTTAGAGAGCATTGTTGCAGACTCCTTTGTCCGGGCCATCGCCGAAGCTGAGGACACCGCTTTTATTGCCGGCCGTGGTCATGCTTCTCGTGAGCCCGAGGGAATCCTCACAGGTACCAATATTGAAGCCATCAACGCTGGTCAGGCCGGAGCTATCACCACTGACGATGTCATCTCCCTTTGCTACGCTCTTCGGCCCCAGTACCGGAAGAACGCTGTGCTCATCATGAACTCCAAGACCGAAAAAGCGCTTCGTCTCCTTAAGACCACCGATGGTGTCTACCTGTGGCAACCCAGTCTCCAAGCAGGAGCCCCAGCAACCTTTAACGGCTACCCGGTTTATAACCAGGACGACATTCCTAACATCCCCCAGGCCGGCACTGCGGCCAAGGTCATCATCTTTGGTGACCTCCGCGCTGGGTACCGGATTCTCGACCGCCTTGGTGTGACTGTTCAGCGGTTAGTGGAGCTCTATGCTGAAAATGGGCTTGTGGGGTTCAAGGCGCACTTCCGTGTGGGGGGTGGAGTGATTCGTCCCGACGCCATCAAGGTCCTGCGGGTGCCTGCGTCATGATGGTTAGGGTTCTCCGAAGTATTGCTACAGCGAGCCGGGCCTATGCGCCCGGCTCGGTTGTTGATGTTGACGAAGCTACTGCCCGGGCATGGCTCAGGGCCAGGATAGTTGAGCTTGACACTTCCCATGAACCAGAGGAGGTCAAGGATGCTCATCAAGAGTTTAGGGGTACAACAAGAACCCGTCACTATCGCAGAGCTAAAAACGCATCTGAAGATTGAGCATAATACTACCGAGGACGCCTACCTCACAGGGCTTATTTCCGCCGCACGGGGAGCAATTGAGGGCCACCTTCTGTCTTCCCTTGCTCTGCAAACCTGGGAGGCAAGGTATTGCCAAGTCTCCGGGACGGTGTATCTACCCATGCCACCGGTTCGGAGCATTGAATCCGTTGTGGTTGATGGTGTCGAGGTTCCCGAAGAGTCGTACAATCTATTAGGCACCAGAGCGATTTATTTTGCCTCTCCGCTTGTCTCCGACTTTCCTGCGGGTGTTGTTGTCCGCTACGTAGCAGGATACCAAACCCCACCACCGGCGCTTAAACAGGCTGTGCTGATTTTTGCTGCGTATTTATACGAGGCACGCACGGGAGAACCACCCGAGGTCAAATATCAGGCTCAAGTAGATGCTTCTGGCCCTCTCCCTACTGCCGTTGCGGCGCTGATCAGTGGGTATAGGGTGCATCGGATATGAGGATCGGAGACCTTCGACACCGTATCTCTCTTCAGGAGCTGGTGAGCATTCCAGATGGAATGGGTGGTTTCTCTGAAGAGTGGCAGGATGTGGCCACTGTCTGGGCTTCTGTAGAACCCCTGCGGGGGCAGGAACGCTACCTTGCCCAGCAGACCCTCCAGGAAGTTACCCACAAAGTCACCATGAGATACCGTGAAGGTGTATCAACCAGGATGCGGATTTTTTTTGGTGGCCGCCTCTTCACCATAAAGGCCATTCTTGATCCAGAAGAGCGGCACAAATGGCTTGAGATTCTGTGCTCGGAGATTTCAGCATGAGTGTCCGCGTTGCTGTTCGAGGGGTCGGGGTGGCTATCGCTGCGGTAAAGGCCAAGGCCCTGCAGCACATGGAAAATGCATCCAGGGTTGTCTCTGAAACGGCTGTGGAGATACAGAGAGAAGCGAAACATCTCGCTCCTGTGCGGACCGGGAACCTTCGCAATTCTATCCAGGCCGAGTTTCCTGAAAAGCTCCGGGCGTACGTGAAGGCTTATGCTCCCTACGCCCATTTTGTGGAGTATGGCACAAGCAAAATGAGCGCTAGGCCCTATATGCGACCGGCCGTGGAAACCGTCCGTTCGCGGCTCAAGGGGTTGAAGAAAGGGTTAAAGAAAAGATGATATCAAAACTCCAGGCGGCAATATATCAGAAGCTTACCACAGAGCTTCCCATAGCCGTATACGATGCAGTCCCCGGAGGCGCCTCTCTCCCTTACCTGGTTTTGGGTGAAGACTTCGTTGCGGACTACTCCACCAAGGATCATGTTGGAGAAAACGCCCTTATTACGATTCATGTGTTTTCGCGGCACCAAGGCATGAAGGAAGTTAAGAGCATTGCTGAAAGCGTTATTGCATTGCTACGTGACGGAGTGGCCATTAATGGCGCTATGTTGTGTTACTCCGGGCTTGACACCATGCGGTTTATCGTCGAAGACGACGGTATCCGGCACGGTGTGGTAAAATTGAGGTTTAAAATCTTGAGAATCGAGAGGTGATTGAAATGGCTGTTCGAGGCGCTGATGTTGTTGTGCTTGTGGACACCGGAACACAAACCCCGAATTGGACAATAGTGGGTGGGCAGAGAGGGGCAACCCTTCATTTTGAAACCGATACGGTTGACGTTACGACAAAGGGAAGCACGGGGGCAATGCGTGAGGTTTTACCAACATTCGTCGCCTGGACGGTTTCTTGTGACGGGCTTATCGTTAATAACGACACCGCCCTTGCTTTCCTGCGCAATGCGTGGAAGAACCGTAACATCGTGAAGGTCCGGTTCAAGTTTGCCGAGGATGATATCGAGGAAGGGAGTGCGATTGTCCGCTCGGCGGACTTTGAAGCACCCTATGACGACTCTGCAACCTACAGCTGTGAGTTTGATGGTGTTGGAGCGCTTACAAAAGTGACTACATAGGGTGGTGAACTATGCCCAAGCCTTTCGTGAGAGTTAAGCTTGATAAGGAGCGAAATATCCGCTTTACCATCAAGGCCCTTATGGAGCTTGAGGAACACTATTCAAAACCATATCACCAGTTCGACCCCGCAAATTGGGGATTAAACGACATTGTGTATCTCCTCTGGTTGGGGTTGAAGCACGAGGACCCAGGACTAACCCTTGACGATGTTGTCCGGCTCGTGGACGAGGTGGAGAGCCTCGACTACGTCTTCGAGAAAGTGGCCGAAGCTTACGGAGCGGCTTTTGTGGGAAAAAAAGCGATGAAGAGCGCAGCGTCGTCGTAACTTATGACGACGCCGTTGCTCTGGGGTGCGGTGTTTTGGGCCTGTCGGTTGTGGATGCACTTTCCATGACCCCCTGGGAGCTTTACAGGGCGGTGGAAGAGCGGGGCAACCTTGAAGCGAGGCTATCGGAAGCAATTGTAACCGCCGGGTGGCTTGCTGCGGCGCTTGAGCGGCAAAAAAGGATTCCGCCGCTCAAGGAGTTCATTCCCAAAAGGGTAAGCTCCGTGAAGAGGAATCTTAGAGACGAGTGGGAACAGCTGAAGAGGGAGTTTGAGAATGGCTGATGCGCAGATTATAGTTGAAATCATCGGCGAAACAGCAAAACTTAAATCTGCACTGAGTGAAGTCGAAGATAACACGCAGAAAACATTTCAGGGGTTGCAGAATTTAGGCAAGACCCTCAGCATTGGGATTACTGCTCCACTGATGGCTATGGGCACGGCTGCAGTAAAGGCCAGCATGGATTTCAACGGCGCAATGGCGAACGTGGCCGCGCTGATTCCTGAGAACGTGGGCAGGGTTGAGGAACTCAAGAAGTCGGTGCAGGAACTCTCGGTGGAAACCGGAAAGTCGACGGGCGACCTCGCTCGGGGTCTCTACGAAGTTATCTCTGCATTCGGGGACTCTTCGGAGAGCATAGAGAAGCTTGAAATTGCCGTAAAGGCAGCAAAAGCCGGAGCAGCAGACACCGTCGATGCTGTACGTATGCTCTCTGTCGTAACAAAAGGATACGGTGACACTTCGGCTGAGGCCCTGCAAAAAGTTTCTGATTTGTCACTTATGACCGTTAAGCTCGGCCAGACGACCTTCCCCGAGCTCGCTGACGCCCTTGGTCGGGTTACCCCCTTGGCCTCTTCCCTGGGTGTATCGCTCGAAGAACTCCACACTGTTTTCGCTACCCTCACAGGTGTAACCGGGAACGCCGCAGAGGTTTCCACACAATTCAGGGCCATCCTCTCTGAAATGCTCAAGCCTTCCAAGGACCTGGCTGAACTTCTTCACAGTCTTGGTTACGAGGGTGGCAAGCAGCTTATAGAAGCCATGGGTGGCGTTGTCCCGGCCCTGCAATCTCTTTATGAAGCGGTAGGAGGGAACGAAGAGCGGTTTACAAGGCTATTTGGGCGCATCGAGGGCGTCAACGCAGCGCTGGCCCTCACTGGTCCCCAAGCAGAAACGTTTCAGGAGAAGCTTCGCCAGATGGGCGAAGCGAGCGGCTTTACTGAAGAGGCGTTCAAGGCTCAAACTGAGACCATCAACGCTGCTGGCTTCACCTGGGAGCAATTTCGGGCAAAGCTCAACGTCCTTATGGAACAGGTTGGGGATAAGCTCTTGCCTGTCCTCTCTCGCCTCCTCGACCATCTGGGTGGAATGCTCGACTGGTTTAGCAAGCTCTCCCCAGGAATGCAGGATTTCCTTCTCATCCTTGCTGGTGCCGCCGCAGCCTCGGGGCCAATTGTGAGTGCAGTTGGGGCGATAGGCTCGGCAACAAGTGCTTTTTCCGCTTTTGGTTCTCTTTTTGCGGCGGGCGGGATGCTTGGCCCAGCCGGTCTCGTTGCTGTTGGGGTTGTAGCTGTAGCCACGCTCATCATCACGCACTGGGACGAGATTAAGGAATTTTTGGGTAAGTGCTGGGATTGGATTAAAGGTAAGGCTGAGCAGGTGTGGGGAGGTATTAAGGGGTTCTTCTCTGGGGTGTGGGAAGGGGTCAACGCCTACCACCAAGCATCAATGGAACAGAGCAACAGAATTCTTATGGCCTCCTGGGAGACTATTAAGAAGGGCGCCGAAGTGATTTGGGGTGGCATCAAGAGCTTTTTCGCCGGCCTCTGGGGCAACCTCAAAACAAACTGGGAAACCGCTTGGTCGGGCATCAGTAGTTTTCTGTCGAACACCTGGGAAAGCATCAGTGAAAAGGCATCGAAGGCCTGGGAGGGGATTAAGTCGGGTGCCCAGAAACTCTGGGACAAGCTGGTCGGCCACTCAATCATCCCCGACATGGTTGATGCTATCAATAAGGAGTTCGACCGCATCGATGTTTCCGTGGCTCTCGAGAAATTCGATACCCTGGTGCTCAAGTCGCAAGATTTTGCCGACGCTTTTATCACCAATGTTGCGACTCTTTCTGACTCCCTGGCCAACGAGTTTTTCCCAGTAATGGATGAAATGGTTCTCAAGTTCGAGGAGGTCGCCACTGCTGCATCCCAGTCTATGGATGCCCTGACGAACAAAATTCTTGGTGTGGTCGGGCAGATTGGGAATATTGCGATTGGTGGTGTTTTTGGAGAGCAGCCTACAGCCCGCCAGGTGGGCGGGGTCATCACGGGTATTTTGGGTTTCTTTTCGGGGATACCTACCTGGATTGCGACGGCTGTGCAGATGTTTATCGGTTGGATAGATGCCATTCGTCAGAAGACGAAGGAGCTGGTTCAAGAGGTTGCGCAGGGCCTGAGTTCCGCTATTCAATCGGCTCTCAGTCAGGAGACCTGGGGAGAAGCCCTCCTGAGCTTCTCCCAAAGTTTGAACGCCTTTGTTTATCAATACATTGTCGACGCAATGGTCAAGGCCTTCTTGGCCTCGGCAGTTGTCCAGGATGCCATGAAAGAGTTTGCCCTGGCCCTCAACAAGGCAACGAAAGAGGCCATGGTCAACGGCGTCTTTAACCCCGAGGCTTTTGTGGCAGCCGCCCAACCCGCAATCGACTCCTTTAAAGAATTCTGGATCAATACCGGGATGCAAGCCTTAGAGGTGCTCTACAACAAGGCCAAGGAAATCGGAGAGTATATTTCTGGTGCCATTGCATCTGCGTCATCCTCATTATCAATTACTGCTGCACCTTCCGCTTCCTGTTCCTTTGCTTCTGCTGGTTCATCAGCAACTAGTGGAGCCCCGAGAAACTGGATAAAAACTCCGGAAGGTAGAATACAAACCTCTGTCCAGGGGCTCTCCCCGCTCGAGTGGCTCGAAAAGTACGGGAAGACCGCCGAAGAAATGGGGTGGAAAATAGAGACATGCAACAAAAAGATTCAAAAAACCACAGAAAGCAGTAATAAATTAAACACGACATTATCGACCCTTGCGGTTTCTCAAGAGCAGGTTTCTTCGTCTACAAAAGAACTTTCTAACTCCTTTGACTTTCTTTCCACAGCGATAAATAACGCTCTGGGAGCTGTATCCTGGGAGCTGGCCCTGGGTAGTCTTTATGAGAGCCTGCGCAACTCACTTATCAATAACATTGTTAAGGCGGTTGCTGAGGGATTTTTAAAGGCTTCTGCACTAAAGGACAAGATGCAAGCGCTCGCCAGCGCTTTGAGCAACGCCATCGAGAAGGGTTTTAAGGGCGGGGCGTTTGACCCGGCAACCTTCGATTCGGTTTTCTCTCCGGCTATTAACAAGTTTATTGATGCTTTTCGCGCTGTTGTTCCCGCGATCGAAAAGGTTTACACTTATGTTTCTGGTTTGTCACAAAGGATATCCTCGGCCCTGGGCTTACGAACAGAAATCGCCTATCGCCCAGTTGAGGTGCATCGGGTTGTGTCTTTGCCGACCGACACCGAAAGACCCATAACGCAGATTAACATTCAAAATACCTTCGTGTCTCCAAGCCCACTGGATGAGCGTGAGGTGCGAAGGCAGCTTGAGCTCTTTATGAGGATGCTCTCATACGAGGTGGGTTTGGCATGATGATGCGGTGGGAGAACTCCGCAGGGTGGATAGAGTTTCGGGATACCTACAGGCTCAAACTCATCGAGGGTCTGGGGCTTGAAGGGATTACGCTCTACACGGACAAGGCTCCCTATCAGGACGGAGAGTTTCTTATCGGGCATACCTTTAAGGCACGGAAGATTTCCCTCGACGTCATCATCGTAGGGAACAACGAGGAGCAGGAGGAGCGGCGCCGGAGGCTTGTGAGGCTATTCAACCCCAAGGCGGGCATGGGCACCTTGACAATCAAGGCAAAGAACAACACGTACATCATAGACGGCGTGGTTGAGGAACTGCGCTTCTCTGGGGCTCTGGGTTCGGGAACAAGCCCTTCTCACCAGCTGGCGCAGATTAGCGTCGTTGCTCCCAATCCCTTTTTCCGGAGCGAGGCCTTGTATACGCTTATCCTGGCTGGCGTGTTTGGGGGATGGGATTTTCCTTTCAAGTTCCCGCTGTCGTTCGGGGCAATCGGGAAGTTCAGGAAAATCCAAAACGAGAGTGATATTCCTGCCCCTATCTTCCTTGTTGCCTACGGGCCCCTGGAGAATTTCTACATTAAGAATAACACGACCAACCACAAGATTCAGCTGGACATAGCCATTGCGTCCGGTGAGCGGGTGGAAATAGATACATCCTGGGGGAAGAAGTCCGTTGCCCTCGTTAGGGCAAACGGCACAAGGGTGAACGCATTTCCTTACCTCACCGCGGACTCTGTGCTTTTCTCTCTTATTCCAGGTGAGAACGAGCTCGAGTACGGTGCAGAGGTTGAGGGAGAAGGTTCCTTGTTTGTTGTGTCATACCAAAACTGGTACGCTGGAGTGTGAGGTGTGGGGATGGCCTTGGTAGGATGGAAATACCGAAAGCCTATCACGATTAACAATACTGGTAACTCGTCAAACCTCACGAATTACCAGGTGGTTGTGGTTGTTGATACTGCTTCGCTTGTCTCTGCCGGCAAAATGCGCTCTGACTGCGGCGACGTCCGCTTCACTGATAACGATGGGAACACCATTCTGAGCTACTGGATTGAGAGCGGTGCTAATACGAGCTCAACGAGGATTTGGGTTAAAGTCCCATCAATTCCTGCTCGCTCGACGAAGACGATTTATATGTACTACGGCAACCCTACCGCTACATCCCAAAGTAACGGTAGTGCGGTGTTCGATTTCTTCGATGATTTCTTAGGCACAACCCTGGACACAACAAGGTGGTTTGTTGCATCCGGAACATCGTACACCGTTTCGGGTAGCGTTCTAAAGATAACCGTCGGGGCTATCGGGCTCCAGGCCGCCCTCTCTTTCCACCTCAACTCTGGGTATCTCACCGAAGCAAGGGTGCAATACAACACAAACTCCGAGAGCACACATAGCGGGGCCTTGGAAGTGTCAAGTTCCCGGTTTATTGCCTCCGGCAACGCAAATTCCGATGCAACCATGCTCTATATGGTAGACTTCCCAGCCAGTAGCACGGCCGTGAAGGGCTGGGTTGCGTCAGGAAGCAGTGCAGGTTACAACGTAGCCGGTGGTGTGTTTCTTTTCACGATGTCTTTGAACACCTGGCATATCCTCGGCAACGAGACCACGCCCAATACGGCAGCGTTTTGGAATAACTATTCTCGTTTGAGTGGCTATTCGGTCACCTGGAGCAAGAACATCAGATATATATCGCTTGGTGAGTTCAGTGGGGCCGGTTCTACAAACATCAAGGATACGTCTTATGACTGGATTCGGGTACGTAAATATGTCTCGTCCGAACCTACTTGCAGTGTAGGGAGCACAGAGCAAAGGATTGCTGGTGCCTTTCCCCAATTCTCTTTGGTTGATGTTGAAACACAAGACAACCCGGCTCCTTTTCGCCTGCTCGTCCTTAATCCTTCTCTTGAGCTTTTAGGTGAAATTGAGCAGTTCTCTTATCTCCGCTTCGAGAGCTACTACCGTTCCGTGGGCAGTTTTGAGCTTCGTATTTCCCGCTATGCGCCGGGCGCTGACCTCCTCCAAGCCGGCAATTTCCTCGTGCTGTGCGACAACCGCACAGATGCCGGCCGCATTTCCTACGAGGAGCTCACCCTTGACGAACAGGGTGTTGGGAGTGAATTTTGGATCAAGAGGGGGTATGACGCCGGGGAGGTTTTCCTTCATCGGCTGTGTCTGAACAACATCACTGGGGGAACTGGCTACGATGAGGTGGGAGGTGACCCCGAAAGCATAATGCACTATTTTGTGTGGGTCAATGTCGTCAACCCCACAGACCAGAACCGGCGGATTACGGCCCTTGCACATGGGACGAACAAGGGCAGAGGGGGCGATATGACCTACTCGGCACGTCTCCAAACGGTTGCTGAGGTCCTCGAGAACATTGCGGCTATAAGTGGGCTCGGATGGAGAATGTGGCTGAACCTGGAGGAAAAGCAGTTCTATTTCGGGGTGCTTCAGGGGCAGGACAAGAGCAGCGCGGTGAAGATTTCCCCCGAGCTTGCGAACGTTAAGAAGATGACGTATCGCTACGACACGCAGCAGAGTAAGAGCCTCGCGGTTGTTGGTGGCCAGGGTAGCGGGGCCTCACGATACTTCCTCGTATACGCCCAAGGGGACATTCCGACAGGATGGAATAGAAGGGAGGTCTTCGCTGATGCTCGGGACCTTACAGACATTGCCCTTGAGCAGAGAGGGGAAGAAGTCCTGGCAGAGATGGGCGAAGTGATGTCGCTTGAGGCCGAGTATTTCCCCACGGGCCCTTTCGTTTTCGAGGTAGACTTCAAGCTCGGCGACTTCGTTACGATTTCCTATCCGGGCGTAGCAACAGCTGTTGTCCGGGTTTTGGGCGTTCGTCGGGAGTACTCCAAGGATGGAAAGCGCACTACCCTGATTTTCGGCAGCGAACCCAAGGATGTCCGGCTCCTTCTGCGGTACTATCGTCGGCTTTTTATAGCCGAAGCTAGGAGGTGACAGTATGGCGGAGTTATACCGTTTTTTCGCTTCGAGCGGGGGCGACACTCGGGAATACACCCAAATAGACTGGGCTGAGGTTATTTCTACTATTTTCCGGGAAGGCGTAGCTCCAGGGGTCGGAGATAGACTTGCGGTTGTTCCTACAGATCCCCCTTCTATGGCAGTTATCGTTCGGTCTGGCGTAGCGATGTTTCGGGGGTACTGGTACCGGAACACAACCTCAAAAGAGATAGTGATCCAGGTTGCTCACCCAACTCTTCCTCGGATTGACCGTATTGTGTTGCGGCTCGATATCAACGTGGACCGCAAAATCGAGGCCCTTGCAAAAACGGGGACCCCCGCATCACAGCCTTCTCCCCCCCCACTTGAGCAGAATACAAATTACTGGGAATTTTCCCTCGCCCAGCTCTACGTCGCTGCTAGTGCCACTCAGATAACTGCAGACGACATCACTGATGAGCGAGTCTTTGCAGCGCAGGCCAGAAACATATATCTATCCCCAAATCCTCCGGGTTCTACTCAGGGATCCGAGGGCGACATTTGGATACAGTGGGGGTAAGAACTCATGCCGTTGTACACAAGGCAAAACAATCAGTGGTCGTTTTCACAGTTATATATTCGTCGCAACAACATTTGGACCCCTGTGACACACCTCAGGGTACGTGGGGATGGAGCCTGGAGAGACGTCTACCCCTACCCTGTCCCCCAGGGTCTTATCATCCCTTATCGAGGAAGCGACACCCCAGAAGGGTGGCAAGTGTATAGCCTTGCAAATAACCGCTACATCTTAGGTGCAAGCGCCTCGAATCCCCCTGAAACGTACACATCAGCATCAAATCCAGCCAACCTCCAGTTTGTTACCAGCACGGCCGGCGCCCATACGGGTAGCTGGGTTGAGGATGTCGTTGGTGGCAGCGGGACGGGGACAGAGACGGCGGGCTCACACTCACATACGATATCTTTTCCTTATTCTCCCCCCTACGTGAGCCTTCGATTTCTTGAGTCAACCGTAGCACAGTTATATATCCCGAAAGATGGAGTGGTACTTAGTTATGGCGTAGAGCTGGGGATGACAAAACTGCCAGAAAACAACATGTTCCTAAGGGGTGGAAGCATTGGAACGGGAGGTAGCAGTAGCACTATAAACGGAACCACGTCAGGAGATGGTGCACACGAGCACGGATGGAACAGAGGCAGGGGTGGTTCTGGATCAGGCGCACTGCCAGTCTCGAGCGGCTGGCATGAGCACTCTTACTCGGCAACAATTTCTGAGTTCCTCAAAAAAGCCATGGTTTTTGCTTACTATAGCTCCGCGCGATTTATACCCCCTAATGGTTGTATAGCTTTTTGGAAATCAATGGTAGCGCCACCAGGGTGGTTGTTATGTGACGGGAGCAACGGAACCCCCGATTTGCGGGATTATTTCTTATATATCGTGGGATCCGGGGCCGGGACCAAATCTGGAAATAATACTCTCTCAATTTCGTGGACAATTAGCGCTAATTCATTCGCGCACAGTCACATTGGCAACTATGGCTACGGCCTGACTGGCTTTAGAATGTGCCACCCCTTCCAGAGCTTTTCCCACTCTCACATAATTACTGCAACTAATGTTTCTTTTGTCCCCCCCTTCCTGGCCCTGGCAATAATCATTAAAAAATGAGGTGGAACGATGAGCGAAAAAATGATTTTCAACTATGAGTTTGGTAGGGTAAAGGTTGGTTTTGTTGATGACGAAGGCAACGAGACGGGCTGGGTGTGGAAGAAAGCGGATTTTGAAAAAGTATTTAAGATATCGCTTCCAGCGTGCAAACACATAACTTTCGATGAACACAGTAACATATTCGCTATTTTTGGCGCAGATGGTACCGTTGATGAAAATGTGGTTCGGAACACCATTTCGAATCTGCGGAATACAATCAAAACAAAGGTTAACGAGATGCAAACAGCACAGCGAATTTCGGTGCAAGAGATAGCCAGCGCTACGGAGAATCGTTTGCTCGACATCGAGCAAGCCATTGCCTTTCTGCTCGGGGGTGGTCAACAATGATGCCGACTTGGAAAAAGAACATCTTTGTCCGGACAGTACGGTACAGAATGAGAACCGAGAGGAAAACCGCTGAAGAAATCCTGCAGGACTATCCAGCTTTGACAGAGGAAGAAAAACAGGAAATTCTTTTGGCACTCCAGAATTAGGCGAGTAAGACCTTGCTCGTATTAGGGTTCTGGGAATAGCCATTGGAGAATGGACAAGGCACTACCGAAAAAAGAAATCTAAGAAAGCTTGGAAAGACACCGGCTTCAAGTTGGTGCGTGGTCTCTTGTCAAGGTGTACTGCTTCTGGGGTAGCTGTGTGGCACACCCCT